GTGCACTAAAGAAATACCCAAAGGTTACAAAAAGTTTTTTAATGATTGTGTGAAAGAAAACCCATGGTCTGCATTACAATACGCATCCAGTCTACTGCCAACCGATTTATTAGAATGGTGTGCGAGAAAAGAGCCATGGGCTGCATTGGGATACGCATATAGTCTACTACCAACCGATTTATTAGAATGGTGTGCGGAAAACAGATACGCGTGATTGATTTTAATAGGAGGAGTAAATGAAAACAAGCGAATTAGTTAAAGGCCAATTATATATTAATGATGAAACCGGATATATTGGGTATTATGTGGGGATAGATAAAAACGAGATGCTTCTTCACGTATATTACACCTTTGCTAATAGCCCTAATAGTATGGCTTGTATTTATTTGGTGGATGTTGATATTATAAATATGCGCCCTGCCTACCTAAAACACAAATATTATGGTAAGCATGTTATGGTGTGGGACTCAGGCGAAATTAAGCAAAAACAAAAAAGAATTCTTATTGATGAAATCACATCAAGCGGGTGCAGGGTTGTCAGGAAAAAATATGAAATAAATTATAACAATAATGAATCTTTTTATGTTGACGTTTTTGAGCATTGGGAGCCAATAGATGAAAAAGAAACTATCACTATCGAAGTTACACCAGAGCAAAAGAAAAAAATTATGGAGATACTAAAATGAAATTAACAATCAGGCAAAAATTAAAACTTGAAAAAAAATTAAACAACGAAATGATTTGCCCGGATTGTAAAACGATTATGTCAAAAAACGAGAAGGCTCCTTTCTTCCGTGAAAAAAGAGAGGGAGAAAAAATGGCAACATTTTATTGTGGGTGTAAAGGATGGGACTAACAAAAGTATTTGATTTGTTTGTTGGCGGAACTCCGCTCCCCGAACCGCGCCATAGGTCGACGGCAACAGGAAAAATATATAGAAGCAAAAATGCAGATAATTGGATTAATGCTTTGCAGCGTGTGTTTGTATTCAATAAGCCAAAAGCTGCCTTCAATGGTCCATTAAAAATAAAATGCCAATTTGCTTTTCATAGGCCAAAGTCAATAAAAGACGACGTTGTGTGGAAAGATAAAAAACCTGATATTGACAACCTATATAAATTGATAGCCGATCAGTTAGAAAAAGCTGGAATTATTGAAAATGATAGCCGGTTTGCTGTCTGCGAATTATCTAAAGAATATATCAGTATTTGCAAGTATGAGGGGGTTTACATACAAATATGGAAACTATAACAATTAAAGGCTTTGTCACTGTTACCGGGTGGCGCAGAACAGAAAAAGTGATTTTTGATTATTTTTATATTTTGTCAAACGAGGACAGCAAAATATATAAAATAAAATACGATAAAAGAAAGCATATACCAGTAGAGCTAAATGCTTTCTTAGAAGTTACAGGCATAAGTAAAAATAATGACGACATAATAAATAATGTTGTGGATATAAAATCATGCATACCGGAGTAGACTATGAAAAAAAATAAGTTTGTTTTTTTTTGGATGATCGGCGGGATAATTGCCCTGGTTGTCAATTTTATTTTTTACATTAAGTTTTTTCAAAACATGGATTATGAAATATTTATTTATATCCCAATATCTGTTTTTTTAATCTTCCTGAACAGCGGCCTTTATTTTCTCGGGATCAAAATCAAAAAGTTTTCCTTAATGTTTGTCGCTGTTATAGTTTCTCTGTTTTCTATTTTTTGCAATGTGTCAGTCCAGTATTCAGACGCAAGGCAAAAAAGCGACCGCCAGGAATTTGAAACGATTAAAAAAAGTGACGACTCGGATGATAAAAAATACTACCGGGAAAGAATTGCAGAGCTGAATAAAGAATATAACTCCTACAACTCTGCAAAGTTTGAAACAATAAAAAATCTTAATGATAGATTTGAATATAAACAAACTTCTGCGCTGGTAGAAGAGCGCCAGAAGGAAATAACGGAAAACATAAAATATTATGAATCTATGCTAAACGAAAAAACAGAAATAGAATCAAAAATAATCCCCGATATATTTGATTTTATAACTAACAGCATGGATCAAAAATTACTAGTAACGTTTATTTTTATAATATTTTTATCAATCGTTTTGGAATTATCAACGCCGATGTTTTTTTATCTTTATCTTTTGGAATCAAAGGAAATTGTTGTTTCTGTTGGTAATCCTGATTACCCGCGGCCAACAACAACATTAGTGGAAGAGAAAAATCCTGATAGAAATAATATTGCAGTGGCTGGCTTTACAATGACTAAAACAAGAATGAGAAAAAAAGTTCTTGATGATGATCTTTACCAGCCAGACCTATTTAAGGAGGAGTAAATGAGTATTAAAAAAGAATCAATTGAGCATTGGAAAGCTATGATTGAATGGGTGAGAGAACAGGATGAAAATAAGCGTCCTAATCCCTTACGCATGGAAAGAAAAATAAAAATGAATTGGATGGCTGAATACTGCCCGTATTGTATAAAGTACTATGCAAGGTATTATTATTGCCCTGATTGTCCAATTTCAAAAAGTGGTAATTGCTGCAACGATAAAAACTCTATTTGGCGCATGATATACGAAAGCCAGACCTGGGGCGAGTGGCTTATTCATGCAAACGATATGCTATTGCTACTCGAATCTTTATCGGAGGAGGAGGAGTAAATGAAAACAATAACAATAACAGTAAAATGCCCAGAATGTCACTCAATAGATTTGAAAGATATATCACCTGAAAGATTCAAAACAAGGCCGATAGGTTTTATGTTATGCTATAAATGCGATAATTGCAAATTAAATTTCGATTTGCATGTAAAATATGAAGCTACGGGGCAGGAGGAGTAAATGAAATATATTAAAATGAACACACCAATAGGAGAATATAAAGTTCCTTTGCTTTTTATCGCAAATCATAGGGCTGATTATTATTCTGGAGAAAATGACAGAGTTGGGGAAATAGAATATGTAATGAATGATAATTTTGAGGGGATTGACTGGCTGATAAACAATATGAATTACGAAGATGTAAAAGATGTGTCAATTAAAGTTTCTGATAAAGTTTTTGTGACAGAAGCTAACTTCTTTACATCTAGTGATGATTTTGAAATTATTGAGGAGGAGTAAATGAAAAAATTAATTGAAAAATTCAGCTATGACAAAAAAACTGGGGTGGTGTTTATTTCTTATTTACAGGAAAACAGCAACACAGGAAACAACGATCAAAAAACAATTAAATCTATGGACGAACCGGATGGGGATTTATTTATTGCTTTTGATAACATGATCGAACATGCCGCAGTAATAGCGGAGCTCCCTGACTCCTGGTTAATCGATTTGACAATTAGCGGGTTGACGATAAGCCGCGGGTCATCGGATGGGGTAGTTATAACACTACAAAGGAGCATGCGAAGTTTAAAATCTCCGATGGTTATCAATACGCCGCACTGCACAACAGAAAACGAAAACTTTACAGAAGAATGTAAAGAAGATTTATTAAATTTTGAAAAAGAGGCAATTGCATATATTGACGGAAAAAGAGCTCAAAAGGAACTACCGTTTAATTTAGAACTTGCACAATAAAGGAGATGCCTATAAGCAGAAATTAAAAACAAACAACTACCACTTTTAGCCGGGCGGCACGGGTCGCTCCCGGCTATTTTCTGGATAGTTACCCTTTGCAGCCTGGGCGGATTCGCGCAACCCATAGCGGGCAATTATAGCCGTTGTTATAGTTCCGCACCACATTATAGAGGTTTTTATAATCTCTTCCGATATCCCAAAAAGCTTCCCAACCACAATAATTAACAAAATAACAACCATGGTGATTACGGAAAAAGAACAAATTTTTGACAAAAATAATTTTCTCAAGGTTTCCATAGCCCCACTATTTTGCTAAGTAATAATAATATCGCAGGGCTTACCAGGGTGCTAATAATCGCAATAGTTACCGCCCCCCGCCATTTTTTATCGTCACCAATTTTTAATTTTATCGCGTCAAGTGCTTGTTTTATATGGTCAAAAATGACGCTACTTTTTTCTACTTCTACCTCAAGGGTCCTTACCCTTTTTTCAATTTCTTCCATTTCTGCGCGTGCTGTTTTTTTTTCTTCATACAATCTTTTGAGTTCATCTCTAATCATGTTAATGCAATCATCAAAATATTGTTTCTGTTGACCTGTCATCTTTCCCTTTTCGCAAATAGCGTATTATAAATCATAAAAATAGCAAGATAAAAAGCCATTATTTTTAAAACTTGTAATAAATCATAATTGTTTATAACAGCTTTTATTAATATTGTCAACATAGTTATTATTGATATAACATATATTGAGTTGCAAGTTCTATTAAATAAATGTATTGAAAAAATTATAAATACAATACCGGTAGCGTTTCCCTGGTTTCCAATAAAAGAAGTTACAATCCCGCAAACTAAATATAGTATAGCTGCCCCGTAATGTGTTTTAAGTATCGTGGAATAGATAGAAACTAATAGCAGCAAGAAAATCGTAACTTGCGTTATTATCGAAACACTCCCGCAGCTTTTATTTAAAATCATACTAGCAAAATTAAGTATAAAAATAACCGAAAGAAAAATATTATTTAATATATTTATTTTGCTATTCATTTTATATATTCCAGAAATCAACTTTTTCCGATAATATAGTTTGTTCGAACTCCGTCATGAATTCACCGGTTTTAATTTCCAAAATTCTTGCAGAGTGGTCTTCCCCGTGCTCCCTTTGTCGGTGTTGCAGCATTATCCCTTCTATAATATCAAGGCAGTGCTCACGTTTTGCAAGCGCACTGCACGGAACATGATACGGCATCATAAGCTCCGCCCTATCCCGCACAGATTGATATCTTTCATTCGCATAGTCAGGGTTACCTTTAAGTTCCTGCTCAAAAACCAGCCGGGCCACACTTCCGCGTTCTTTAGGGTTCTTGATTCCAATGTACCTTGGCACGATATCACAAACATAAATCAAAAAATTATTTTCCATTATAACCTCCATTATTTTACTCTCATAATATAAACCATTGTTATATTTATTGGCCTTGTTTCATCTGCCGTCCTTGGCGCACCGGTTACACCATCGTCCATTGCATCCCTGGCCGTCTGATTATTTATACTTGGCGTTGCTGTTCGTGTTGATCCCGCGAAAGCCGCGCCGGTTCCAGTTAGAAGATTTGCTGGCACATCATATAAATTCGCAGTTCCAGAATATGTTGTATTATGCCAATGCTTCATAAATCCGTCGATTTGTTCAGCGCCGGAAGTAGCTCCACCCCTTATAAATCTTTTATCCACATTGATGCTGCGGATTACCTGGCCATTTAGGGGGGAGTCAGGATCGCTTAATGTTTGTCCATTGCATTCAACCCAGCCGTCTGGAAGAGCGGGAACGCCCGGCATGCTTTTGTCCCATGCCATAGTTGATCCTATCGGAACTATTTGCAAGCCGATAGTTCTTATAATTGATTTTAGCGAATTAAGTATCTGGGGATTCCCGACGCTGTCAGGATCACCGCTCGGGGTCTCGCCGGCATCATCCAGGATTGATGTCATAACGCCTATAAAATCATTATTTAATGTTGCCAGAATTGGCGAGCCGTCTCTTAAAAATTCTGTCGTGCTGTCTTTCATTTTTCCAAATGGGAAATTGACATCAACTCCGCCGTTTTGTGGATATTCATCGTATTTATTCATTTATTATTCCTTTTATTCTAACACATCAAAAGTTATCGGTCCTCTGTTGTATGGGTCTGAATTATAAAGTGTACTATCAAAAACACCACCACTTCTTCTTTTCATCGATATTGTTGATGATGAAATAGAGCCTATTCCACCAGCAAGTAAAAAAGGGTCGGCTATATTTAAAAACCCATTTAGTGGTAATAGCAGCGTATCGTCATCATTTCTTATTAGTACGCTTATGTTTCTAAAATCTTTATATTTTACTCCAAATACATGAGATTTATTGCGTTCGATGTCTGCCTCCATATTCCAATTGTTTATCTGCATTTCAACTCTGCAAGAATAATATTCTTTTGTTTTGATAATATTATAATATTCAGTTTGATCGGTATTTATAAAAACTTTTCCGGAGTAACCAAACGAATTATTGGAAACATTCACTATTCCTGCAAGAGCTGGAGTAGCATCGTTATAAAAAATACCGATTATTCTTTTTGTTGCAGTTATGTAAAAGCCTGATTTTGCAGATACCCAACTATTTTTAAATGTAACCGGAATTGCTGTGGGATCGGTTTCTGTTAATTCTGTTGCTGAAAAAATAGGGGTTCCACCAGAATCTTCCAGTTCAACAATTCCCCAATGACCTGCTGTTATTCCTGCTATGTTTATAATCACATTTGAAGGAATAGAAAACGATTTTATATCACCGTCATTTATCCCGATAAATCCAGGTGTTAGCGTAAGAACACCGGCATTGTCAAACAAATGATTGGTATATAATCCAGACATATTATTACTTAATATGTTTTTGAGACCTATTAAATACTGTGACAAATCGGCCGTTTCCGGGGTATCGGATGGGGTTATTGAGGATTCCTGCAGGATAGCTCCAAGAAAACCGATAAGGTCGTTTCTTGTATCTGCGTCGTGTACGGAACCATCTAACTGTTGTGGTCCACTTGCGTTATTTGCTTTTCCAAAAGGATAACCGGTTTCCCCTGTTAAAAATCCATTTTTATTTTCATAGTTTAAAGCCATAAATTTCTCCTTAATTTATATAATTTATCATCATCGCCGCCCAAGTTCCTGTCGGCTTATATTTTAATACTAATGTTTCAAATTCGATTCTTCTTGATGCTGGAACATCTGCAAATTCAATATAAATAATTTCCCCATACACTCCGAGAGTGACATCGCCGCCTATAAAAAACACATGCTTCCAACATTGCGGCTGTATTTCTCCCATGATCGCCATTCCGCCTCCGTGATATGCGAATATATTTCCACAGATAGTTGAATAAGCAGATTCACAATTCGGGATAGGTTCAATTTTAATCGCTGTTAGCCGATCAAATCTACCATCAACGGCATTCTCGTTTCCGTCAACCATATTTTCATTGCCATCGGCAGAGATAAAAGCCGGAGATTGATCATAAATCGGACCGTTGGCCAGGTAATATCCGCCCTTGACTCCGTCGATAGCGTTTTCATTTCCGTCAACTGCGTTTTCGTTGCCATCTACCATATAATAATCAGTATCAATAAATTGCGACGGGTCAACAGCTGGCCGGTTTCTGTGGACCTGTACATTAAATCCAGATTGATCAAAAATGCTTTGTAGATAATCAGGCCCAAGACTACCGGTAGAAGTTTTAGCTGTCAGCAGGTTTAGCCTGCGCTGCGCTTCTGTTAGACTGTCAACAAATTGAATTCCAAATTCACGTTCCAAATCTGATAGATAGGCGGTCTTTAAAGGAGCTCTGATTGTTGTTATGCTTTTTAAAAAATTTCTTACAGCTTCTTTATTTTTGGCGTTAGCTTCCAGGAATTTTAAAAAATCTCCGGTAGCATTCCAGGCCGCCCCCTCCGGCAGGAGCGACAAATTAACGTTAAGCAAATCAGACATAGGACACCCCGCCAGTAGCAAGTTTTGCAAGCTCTCCTACTCCGAGAATGTATTTTGGTAAAAAAGTTGTTGACGATAATCCAAACGCCACCGACTCAACTGAACCACCGGCAGCGGTTACAACTCCGTTAACTATGCATCCGGCGTCGGTATCCGTTATGATATCATTTTTTTTAGAAATCAAATCAAGGCCCTGGATGTACGGTTTTTTATTTCTGAAATATTCATCAACGGCAATGGAAATATTTTCCTTTACGACTGCCTCATTATCCACAACCAGGCCAGAAATTTGTAAATAAAATTGAGTTCTGTAAATTGGCAATACTGATAATAAATCAACGTTAAGCGGCATTCTGGTCTGCAATCCGTTTTCATCATAAATTATTGAATATTCGACATCATCCAATATGGCCTGTGGCGGTATCCCATCCGGATCGATATCAGACGTAACCTCGATATAAACCTGAATATCGCCCGGCTGTGGTAATGCGTAAGGGTAAGCCTCTTTTACTCCGCTCACCTCTTTTGACCAGGCCCGGTAGTCTGTGGTTGCTCCACCCTGTGGGGGAGTCTGTATTCTGGATAATATTCGATTTCTCCATAACTCCAAATCTTCTTCTTCTGCCCCAACAACATCGACGGAGCTAATTGTTGCCGTAGTGGTTGCCCCGGCTACCGGTGACACGATCCCCATAGTTTGGCCGATATTAAGATTTCCCTGCACACCTACGGTCAGAGCAATTACAGGGATAACGGCAACCCCGCCATCGGTAACTATTGCAGAAAGTGACTGATATACTACACCATTATCATTTCCGACAAACTGGGTAGATATCGGAATTAGCGTTGGATCAACTCCTGGAAGATCGACTGTCAATTGAGCTGCTACCGCCGGGTTTCTTGGGATCCCATATTCCTGTCCGAGTTGCGTCAATCCTTCCGCTGTTGCTGATATTGCCAATGCCTGTTTGGCTGCGTCAAAACCATATTTATACAAAATTGTAAAATTCCCGGCTTCAACTCCGGACTGAACTCTTAAAAAGGCCACGTCCATTGGTGGTACTATTTGATTTAGTTCTGATTGATAATTTGCCAAATTATCATCAAATATTTGTTGTGTTGTCGGTATTATTACTGCCATTTTTATTCCTTTCTATATGCTGGGTCGATCGCTTGAATCGTCCAGTTTATACCATTTTTTGATTCCAAAACATTCGACGGCGAACCGTCACCAGGTGGCTGAATTAGAATTTCAGTATCTATTCTATCGCCTGTTGGGTTGCTGATATTAACACCAATTGCCGAAGCAATAGAATTGTCAGTCATCCACGATAGCGCCTCCTCCGCCGATTCTCTAATTGCATTTATAGAATTTATAGTTATTGGTTTTTTTGTTTCCTCCTCATATCGGCTTCCAATTTTTTCGCTCTTTTTTTTCATTAGTACATTTCCAAACCATCCCAGTTTTGTATGCAGCGAAATGATAACAGCATTTTCAAGTCCGGCATCCATGACAGGTTGACCGCCACGAAAAACTAAATCAGCCCCATTTTCTGTTATAAATATTTTAGGATCACCCTGGTATAAATTGCGAATCACAAATTAACCTCCGCTACTTTTGATGCATCTATGCTGGCAGTGCTGGGGATAGCCGGAGGTATGGGTGGAGTACCGGATGACCCATGCACGTGTAGCAAAAAATTATTATGGTCCTGTTTTAGTTGATCAAAGCCAGATTTTAAATTATTAAATGCTACGGCAAAATCAGTTCCTTTGTTTATTTGAATACTCCCGTCGGACTTTAAAAATATTTCAGCCTTTAAAGTACCGGATTCATCGGTTGAGTAAATCCGATATTCTCCCGGGCCCGTCTCACCTGGTAGTTTTTCCAGATTAAAAGAGGTTCCTATTTTGTAGGCCTGGCCAGATTTTGTCAAATTTACTTTTGTACCGTTAGGAGGATTTGTATCAACTCCGAAGCCGGGAAACGCCTGCACCTCCTGGATATCATTAGGATCGGTTATCTGCACCTTTAACATTAAGACAGCGTTCTTTCCGTCTTTATTTTTTTTTCTTTCGCTACCAACTACAACACCTATCATATTACCTCTAATATTTTTTTACTACTGATAATGTAGTTTGTTTTCCTGAATTACTCATTGAGAATTCAACCGCCTTAATCAATAAATTTATCCCATCCGGGAAACCGGCAGTTTCTGATTTTAATATCATTCTGGTATTTTTTTTATAGAGATTTCCATTGGGATCGCGCCAACCAGAAACCTGTAAAGAAATATTAAACGAATCTGCCCGGGCCTTATCTCTTTTCCAATCTGCCGAATCTTTTATATTTGCGTCCGTTGTATCATCAGCGGTAAAAGTCATTTTTCTGACTTTTGGTATTTCATTGTCAATACTGATTGCGCTGTTTGATGAATTGCCTGGACTTTGCCCGATTGCTTTGTAGGTATTAAAAATTGATCTACCATCATAGTTTATTGCCGGGATTGATAAAAGATAATTGCCACCCTCTTCGAGTGTAAACAATGGTGCCGAAGTTGTGCCAGTCCAGAAAACAAGCTGCCCTTTTTCATTTGATGAAATAAGCAATCCTCTTTGAGTGGCAAGGTTTGCCAAAAATTGCCCGACTGACTCTGTTGGCTCTATTGTTACCCTGTCAAACACTGGACCGGGATCATTATCAAAAATAATATCAAGTGAAAAAGGCGAAAGTATTGATTTTGAAATATCTTTAATATTCATATTTGAAAATTCATAAGGCGGAGATGAAACGGAATCTATAATGTCGGCCGTTTTTGTCCAGCCTTCAAGTTTTATAATTCTTTTTGTTTGCGAAAGTTCAGGGGAAACATTATATAAAATTCCATTATCAATAATATTTCCGCCAATATAAACAAGTGACTCATTATAAGAGTAAGGTTTAAAAATATCAACTATTTCTTTATCTTTTATATTATATGCCATTGAGCAGTTCCAGCCATCGGCGATCACATCCATTGCCTGGTTGAGCCGAAAATTTTCAAAGCCCTCAAATTCTTTTCCTTTTATTACAATGGTTAGCTGATCTTTTTCTTTACCAGGAATAAATAATTTATTGTTGTCAATTATTTTTCGATCAACTTCAATTAAATCCGGAATAAGAAAAACTTGCCCAGTATAAATTAAGCGTTCATCTTGAATTATTTCACGGTTGGCTTCGAGTATTAGTTTGTATTTGTGGCCATCGCCATAAAGCTTTGATGCAATCCTCCACAGAGAGTCACCTTTAACTACAGTATATTTTTTCATATAAAAACAGATACCTCTCTTCCGGCCGGTAATAATAATATTTCGTTGCCGTGCAAGTCGTTAGTTTCTATAAAAAAATCAATTGTACCATTATCCAAATTCCCATAACTATTAGCACAAACTGTTAAAATACTTGTTTGAGATTCAAGAATAATAATCTTTTCTATTTTTAGATTTGTTGAATTATTAAGCAGCGATCTAACCGCAGTAAAAAGAGAATTAAATAATTGCGGGTAAGTTGTCGACTGGCTAATATATTGCAAGTCTATCGGTGAGGAATTAAATAAAACTTGCTGATTATCAAAACTATTTGTCATTAGTTCAAACATGGAAATTATTGAACCAATTACAAGAACAGAATCATTCCTGTTCTGAAGTTCTCCCGATACGGAAGAAAGTATTGCCCCAGCAACAGCGGAGCCGGCAGCGATTTCATTCGTTAAAGCAGTATTTTTTGATTCAATTGATGAATCGGGAATTACAAAATTTAATAACTGATTTAGAAGATCGTTATATATAGAGATTCTTACTTTTATGCTATCGATAGCATAAACCGGCACTTGAATATAATTTATCAATTGACCTACCATGGCGACAGGATCAAAAATTGGAGAATTAATCGTATTTAAAAAAGCGGCTTCTATGCTGGAGAAAAGATTAAAAATATCTTCATCGTTTTTTGCTAATTCAGATAATGAAGATTTTGATAATGAAAAAATATTTCTTGCAGCTGTAATTATCGATTGCCTTGTTTCTGCGGTTGAAATATCAACGCTATCCTCAAAGCCTGAAATTGATGATTGATTAAAATTATCTATATTCGCGATTACCTCATTGGCACTTTGGGCCTGCGAAATTGTTGCCGACTCTCCGCTGTCTTTTTGCCACTGCGTTGATACCTGGGTCATATTACCGTTTCCAACCGGGTCGACGGTTTCAGTAGCAGATAACAATTGAAGTTTTTGAAATCCCCAGACTGGATGTCTTACATCCCATGGCCCGGACTCGGCGAATAACGTTTGAACAAACTGTGCCCCGACAATGTCATGATCCTGCCCGGTAAAAAATAAATCAAGCGGGAAAATAAAATCATCAGATTTTAAATCCTGAGTAACAGTTCCATTGACGTCTGGATAAGAAAATATTCCTACTTTTTTATTAAACTGTCTAGTTGCCGATCTCCAGATAGCATTAAACACCTGTCCACTCGGGGATGTCAAAACTACAAATTCGGAAATTCTATCTTTCCAACTCAAGGATTCACCCCCTGCAATTTTAAATTTATACCGGGGGCCGGGTTATCATTTGATAATTTTGAACCAACTGGAGCCCCATTAATATCGAGGGTTACCCTGGATTCATTTATATTTTTCCCACCGTTTTCGCCTGCTGGAGATTCTGGCAAAATTGGCTTTGCAGCTTCGGCCGATACAAATTCCCTGACAGCATTTATTCCTTGGACTGCGCTCTCAAGTCCGGCCACGTCGATTTTTAGGAATTTCCCCACCTTGGCAACAAATCCAATTATGCCAGCAGCCATCCTGCCAAAAATATTTAAAATGATATCAGCAAATCCAAAAAATACTTTTTTTATAAATCCTATCGATGCAAAAAATCCAGTTTTTAATGCCTCCCATGTTATGTTTGCTGCCGTAGTTATTCCACCCCATAGCTTAACAAAGAATTCCGATAGTGGTTTCCAGTGTTTTATTATCAATGCAGGGATTGCTATCATTGGAGCAAACATAACTCCAGCCGTGGCGATAAAAGGATTGTCAAGCAATTTAGAAAACCAATCCCACGCTAATTTTAAAGCCCCAACAACTTTGTGCCAATTTTGAACTAATGCAACGATAGCCACAACCAGAATTCCAACTGCTGCAATTATTAACCCGATAGGATTAGCTGTTAATATAACATTTAATACAATTTGAATCGCTGCCCATATTTTAGTTGCCAGAATAATTGCCCCAATAGCAATGGCTAAAGGTTTTAAAAACTTTACAATTGGGGTTATCGCTCTTATAAATACAGTAGCTACTTTGATTATTAAATTAAACCCTTTCAATAATCCATTTAGCATTCCACCCGCTTTTTTCCCACTCGGTATAAATCCAGAAAAAATAACTTTAGCTAAATTCAAAACAGCTTTTCCTAAATCAATAATTGATTTAAATATTTTTTTAACTATAGGAATAGTTCCTTTAATTATTTTAATGAATCCGAAAAAACCTTTCTTTAATGGGTCGAAGTTTATTTTTTTTACAGCGGTAACAATAAATGATAAAAACTTTCTTATAGGTTCAAAGTTTATTTTTCTTACGATATCGGTAACAAAAGAAATTGCATTACTGATATCGTTTTTAAAAACGTCCATAAACTTAAAGCCCAATTCAATTGATGCCGATTTTAACGATGCTAATCTATTTTGAATTGATGTTCTCATTCTTTCGGCTGTTTTCTGCGCCGTTCCGCCTGCGTTAAGAAGCTCATCCCGAAAGTTCCTTATTGATTTTGTGCCAGAGTCCAAAAGAACATTTATGCCAGTAACAGAACGCGCACCAAATACTGTCGCAAGTGCTGCCGTTTTTTGAGCCGTTCCCATCCCGATAAGTCCTTTTTCAAAATCCGAAAGGATATCAACGACATCTCTAAAATTACCTTGCGCATCTTGCGTCCTGATATTCATTTTGTTAAGAACATCTCCGGCCTCTGCGGTCGGACTTGCAAGCCTTAACATAATATTTCTTAACATGGTCCCAGATTCTGCGCCCTTCACCCCGCTATTAGCCATTACTCCGGCAAGTGCATTAAAACTTTCAAGGCTCTGTCCGGCAGCCGTAAACGCAGAAGCGCCTTTTTTTACCGACTCAAAAAGTGTTATTAAATCAGTATTGGAACTATTCATAGTTTTAGCCATGACATCATTTAGGCGGTTATAATTATTTAAAAGCTTGCCAGTATCATTAGTCATTAATCCAAATGCGCCTAAAGAGTCACTAGCAATATCGGTTGCGGTAGCCAAATCAGAATTTGCCAGTGTGGCCAGGTCGGCAGTCGGCCTTAACGATGTCATGGCCTGGTCGGCATTAAATCCAGCCATGGCTAAAAATTCCAAACCTGCCCCCGCCTCTGCCGCAGTAAACTCAACTGCTGCACCAACATCGCGGGCAGTTTTTTCTAATGCCAGTAATGTGTCTTGCCCTTCTTTTGTGTTTAGGTTAAGCCCTTTAAACTTTGACGATGCGGAAGTTATTGATTGATCAAGATCAACAAATTCCTGGCCGACTGCACGAATGCCACTTATCAGAAGAGAAATTCCTTTTTGAATAATGTTAGCTGATAGTATTCCTTTTACGATATTTCCAAATCCTGCCGCCCCCCTTGAAGCTTTTGAAAATGAGCTTCTAGAGCTTTCCCCGAATTTGTTAACGCCTTTTGTCATTAACCCAAATTTTGAGGAAACTCCGTCTTTAGCAGTAAAACCTAACGCAATCGCAAAATCAGGCATTCTCGCTATCCCTTATTATTTCATGCCACGAATTCCAGTATTTCAACCAGTACCAATCCATCTTTTGAATCTCCGACGGGGAAACCTTCCGATAAAAAAGATTCCCCATCATCTGATTTAGGCGGTCGGCTATACCGCCGTTAAGAAAAAAAGCGCTATCCCTTCCATGTACATAAGGTCTGCAGTTTTAATTTCCGACACAACAGGTTCGCCCATTCCGCATAAAACACCCATTAGTGAATACACACGCTTATGAATTATTGTTTCCCCGTGGCCGTCCATTCCTTTTTTTGCTTCACCACTTAATGTTTTATATGTCAGCTCTTTGATTGAAGCGTCTCCACCAAGTGGAGTTTTTAATTTTTGTGTAATGCTTCCGTCGCTGTTTATCATTAGCCTACCAAGCATGATCCCTTTTTCTATTTTATCAATTTGAGCCTGCACATTTTTTTTAGTTGTTTCATCCGATATATTATCAATATCAAAATCATAACAATCAAAAAAAATATCAAGTTGTTTTTTTGCTGTCTCTTTCGAAATAATATTTTTTTTAAACATGCTCATTTTATCTCCTTACAGTATTGTCCAGCCATTGACTGGAGCCAAAGAAAAAGTAAATATCCCGTCCATAGTCGTGTAAGTTGAATCTCCGACAAACCAGGCAGACCCGATATATTTTATTCCACCGGCTAATTCAAGAACCACGTTAACAGATTCCCCGGCATCAGCAATTCCTTTTAGGCGGTTGGAAACGATTGAATCGGCAACTCTTACCTGTATACCATCAAGCATTTCCGCCCTTCTTGTTTGTTTTAGAGTTGTACCACCACCTCCGCCATTTGGCAAGGCCTCATTATCATATGCAGCTACATTGACGGTGATATCAGTATCATTTACAATCGCATAGGTGACACCGACCATTGTTATTTTTTTTAATGTTCCAACATTTCCTCTTCCCATCGTATACCCCCTTATCCTAATAGTACGGCGAAGCTGACATCAAATTGAACCTCGGTGTCAATAATTCTGCCATTGCCTGAAAACACACATTTAAAAATTATGTTTACCCTGTTGCTGTTATCAGGGTCGAATTCTACCGTTGAGTTATCAATAGAAAATTGATCATCGGCAATCCAGGCCTTGCGTAAAAATGAACCGGCGAGTGCCACAATATCGGCAATGAACGCGTCAAGATCGCGGGCCTTATCGTTCTCGCTTGCTTTTGATGCATCTAATACGAGTATTACTTGCTTCCACTCCTCACGAGCAAAATTAACCCTGAAAGCATTTGTTAGATTTTGTGCTTTGGAAATATTGACCATGTACCGGTAACCGTTGGAGCTGCTTGCAACTTCATCCGGATGGTAGAATGTTAGCATGTCCAAAAGATAAACAGCATTATTTTTTACAACCGTTGGAGAAATTCCGGAAAACTCGGCAAGGTTAAGATTGTTATAATCTCCCGTCCACCTGTCGGCTGGCAATCCAGGAATTACACCTGGAAGAATTTCATCAACATAATGTTGTGCCGCATTATTTGAATTTATACGGGCCATAATCCCGATTATGGTTGCGCCGATTTCAGACGGATGATTAGGCGATCCTGGAACCGCTGCAATTCCGTTCGTGCGGTCAAGTTTTCTACCGTCACCGATTACGATCAAAGCGGAGAGCCCTGCCGTGTCTGCCTGCGTGTCACCGGTAATGCTGCGGAATGGTCGAAAAATTACTTTTTCATAAAGTCCGACAAAATCATTACCAGCCCCGTTATATGTAGACAGCGCATTGAGGGTTGCCGCCGCCTGTCCATATCCATGGATAATATCCGTAAACCACCGCTCATTATTTCCCGTTCCGTCGAGCGCATCCTGAATATCAGGATCGGTAGCACCGCCGGTCATATCAGTGACAGCAAGAGAAACGCCGCCAGGCAGCTCTTCACCTTGCCCCCAGTTAAATGTTATTGTGATAAAATTACCATAAGTTCCTTTTGTCTTGGCTGTAAACTCTGCGTCTTCCGTGGCGATTCCAATGGCAGCGGTGATTGGCAAGTTTACATTTGCATTAACGGCATCAACTATATTCAACGCTATGTCGTCGTCAATCTCTCCGACAGCAACCGGGATTGTAACACGCTCACCGGCAATGTAAAGATTGATTGTGCCGGATACTGCTGTCGTAACCGTAACGGTAATTTTCCCAGTAGCGGCTACTGCCCCGCCTTCTTCCGGCTGTGGTATAATCCAGGTCTCAACTCCTCTTGATCCGCGCTGGGCGGCAAGGTGTAATCGGTGGAGCATCGATCCAAATCCATATTTGGCAGCTGTTTGTTGCGGGTCGATACTTTGAAGCGGGATATTATCGGCAATAACTTTTCCAGCTTCATACGTACCTATAATCCCAATCTTTCGCACAAGCTCTGTAGCTCCGCTAACAAACTGGACGTTTTTTATACTTGCCGCATTAACGGCAGCAATGCTATTTGATGTTAGCATATTTCATTACCTCTCATGTCAAATTTTATCCCGGTTTTCGAGTTGTCGCCGGGGTCAACTTCCAAATCTCCAACATAGGCAGGAATTCCGTCATCTCCGGTTGTGCATTCGTTAGACCTGATTTCAATTCTTGACGTAGCACTAATGGTTACAAGCGATCCCCTGCGGGAAATATCATTTTTAGAAAAGTTTCCCATCCAACGCCCACCGAGTTCTTCCATTCCTAAATCACGATTTTTATTATTCATAATTATTCTAAATACATTCCAGAATAAAAGATCAGCTTTATCGTCAACAATATTTTCGGCAATCTTTAAATCAGATATTGCCTGCGCGATTTCTTCCGGATCATTGGAATTATCAAGGGCCGAAAGATCGCCGCTCGATGCTGCACTAATAAGAAAATCAATTTGAATAACTAAATCAGTTGTGAATTCTGTTTGCGAGCTTGAATTGCGTGGAATGTCAATTTCCTTAATGTAGATAGATACAAGCTGATTGTTTTCTGTTATATCCTCTATTTGCTCCGATTGTGATTGATATCCAGATATACGGAATAGACCCAAAGAACCATCGCCAACTATTTTAATCAGGTTATTTTTTATCGTTATGTAATTTGGATTATTCATTTATCAACCTTAATAATAATCTGATAGTGTTTATTTCTGGAATATTAAAAATACTATAGACTTGGTGTTTTATGGATGGTTCTCCGTCCGGGTCTGAACCGGGAGGGATTATTACAATCCATTTTTTATTTGGCTGCCCCATGCGCTGAAAATCAATAGAATCAAATGTGATTGATACAACCGGGTCCGGAGTTGGTATCGTTACGCCTGTGTCGGCATCCTCTTCTATGCTATGATACTGGACCTGAGCCGTAAGCGGTTTTTGATCAATCTCCGGTAGATCAATATCACGATAATTTTTATTCTGCTTTTCTCCGTTTGAAGAAAATAAAATAACTCGCATTCCCCAATCGCCTTGAGATTCAACAGTGAGTTGAGTGTCAGATTTAATCAGGGAACGCAAGCTCATTATTCATTTTCCTTTTTTGGTTTTGCGGAATTAAATGTTGGCCTTGTTTGTGGCTTTGATGGTTCATCAATAATTCCAAATTGACTTTCAAGCACATCCGGCGGGATAATATCGCCTGCCTTAAATGTTTTTGGTCCGATTGTCAATTTTCTTCCTGGAGCAATTATCATTTTCCACCGCCTTCTTTTACTATCTGTTTTTCATCTTCGATTTTTTGTAGTGCAGCCGTTAGAGCTTCGATTTTCTTTAACAAAGCCTTGTTTTCTTTTTTCAATTCAAGAATTTCTTTTGAATCTTTTTTTGGCGCAGAGGGTGGAGCTTCATTTTTTAGTTTTCCAGGGTTACCGATATCGCCTTTCTCAATCAATCTTTCAAGGCGTTTTTTTTCAATTGCTCCGTCTGGTATTTCATCACCAATGGAATATTTTTTTACTCCGTCGATTTCGTTGTTTGCCGTTATTGTTTTATTTTTCAAAACTATCATGATTCCTCCTTATTCCGCTATGATATCTTCGAGAACTCCGAAGGCGTCCGTCTGAGTTGTGGCAAAAATTGGGCCGCCAACCTGCGCCCGCATCGTTACGCTTTTTCTATTTGCGTCTCTATACGCATCGTAGGAAAATGCATTGATAGGAATGATTGCTCCGGCTTCTACCTCCGGGGGAACTATCATGGCACCGGGTGAAAACCCGAAATATTGCGCATACATTGCGATATCTTCGGATGTTAATGGTAACAGTTCATCAGGTCCAAAGTATCTGTCTGCTCTGGCTTTTGTGGATGTAATAAAAACGGTTCCTTCGGGCAGATAGTCAACAGGATTACCATTATCATCTTCATAATGTTCGGTGTAGACCATTAACCACAATTGGTATCCTCTGTAAGTTGTTACCACTCCGCGCAAAACAAGCCCGGCATTAATCAGGCGTTGGATATCGGCAGGAATTGTCATGGTAGCATTTATGGACACAACATCAATAAAGCGCCTGTTATCTGCAATTCCCTGCACGATAGTGTTCCCAATAAAAGCAGTTATTGACGCACCGTCCATAATTGCCACATTTGGTTTTATATGGCCGGCTCTGTCGATTTGCAAACACATACCATCAAGATCACCGATAGGATCGGCTAACGCGTTTGTCCATGGCAGAGCTACGGAATCGGTATTAAGTGCGTTACGTCTGAAATCATATTGCAAGTCGGGATTTGCTGTTCCGAGAATTGCATCTTGTTTACCAGTCAATAATGATTGCCAGGCCAAGCGCTCAAACAATCTGATAATGCGCTTATTCATTTCCCGGTACAGGTCAGCTGCCTTTTTTCTCATGCGGTCAAATTTTGTAATTGATCCACCCTGCGCAGCATATGGACCTTCGCCGGCGATAATGTTATTTAATTCATTTGCGGTAATGATCGCCTCTTCCTCGACTAACGGATACACGCGGCGAAAGTTTGAGAACTGGCCTTCTGTTAGTGCAATCGGATTTCCTTTTATTGTTCTCGCAGGCAACCCGCGCGGGATAAGGGCGGCTGTTTTTTCGCTTCCACGGATAATGTCAATTTCCACAACCATGGAATTTTTAGAAATTACCGTCCTGCCGTCTGCCATCGGGTTTCCAAAGAAATGTTGGCCGACGGTTGGAACCATAATTGATTTTCTGTCATCATAAAGCCCTGTAAAAAAATACGAATATAAATCTTTTACTCCTGGGGATATTGGTACACTCATAATTTCTCCTTTTAATTTTCAAAGCCTGAAACGCTTTGAACAGCTTTTGCATAAATCCCGACTTCCTGCAATGCGGATTCAATCGTTGCCGTTTTGCTAACAACCACATCGGCAAGAAAATCCTCTATTGCTGTACCGTCATCGGCAATAAGTAAATCCCTTCTTACCTCGACATCGCCAACCAGGATAACAACATTTAAAACATCTCCGGCAATAACATCGGCCTCCAATATTTCGCAAAGCAAAATACCACGCGGGATTTCAGTACCATCGACGGCTGCCAGATTTGTTAATGGCACCCATTTGCTTGTTGCCGGCACCTGGGCCATAATTGTATATTGAAGGATATCGCCCGATCTTTCCGCGTCCTGCAGTACAATTTCATTATTCATGGTTCTGCCATTGCGAAGAATAAAATATCTGTTGTCTAAATCACTTCTCACTTGAACTGCCATAAAACACCCCCTATTTTATTCTTTTTTGAGCCGCTGCGAAATCCTCGGGAGTTCTTACACTTCCGTCGGCGCTCTGTGAAGTCGACCCAATAACGGCGGTATCACCAATATCATTTGTATCATCTACGGCGTCGTCTTGGATTTTTTGCTCCAGCGTTGCATCATACGCAGCAACTACGCCATCAGCAAAGGCGGAATCTTTGCCTTCCTTGATGTGGCTAATCAAAAGCGCAGTAATCGCTTTTGGATAATTGCCTCCGAGATACCCTGAAATCTTGGCTGCCCTTTCTCTTTCTTTTTGCTGCCCTTCGGCGATACCCTCGGATTTAATCTGATTGTATATCCCCGGATTTTCGGCTTTTAATTGTTCAATTGTTATATCCATAGAATCCTCCTGTTTTATATTATCCGCTCCGACAGGAGTGGAAAAATTACTATATTTAATTTTTTCAAATTCAATTATTTCATCTATCATACCAACAGCGAGCGCTTTTCTTGCTATCAAGACACCACCTTTTCCGAAATCTGATTTTACTTTGTCTTCATCCACTCCGCACCCGGCCGCAACCCTGGCAATGAAGACGGAGCAAATATCATCAATGCGTGCCTTTATTTTCGATCTTCCGTTGGAAGTTGAAATATCAGGGAATTTATCCGGGCTGTCGGTTGATGTTATTACATGCCTTGTAATGCCACGACTTTTATCGTTTTCTGTGCGATCGATAACTTCGACCAAAACTCCAATGCTGCCTATTTCATCCGTCTCGGATGATGCAATTCTACAATCACACTGCGAGGCAAGCCAGAATCCAGCCGATGCACACATATTGCTAATCAGTGCAGTTGTTTTTATTCCACAATTTTTAATTGCGGATGCCGTCAAATCACAGCCGGAAACGTGACCTCCAGGAGTGTCAAACTCAAAGATAATTTCTTTTGCCATTGCTTCTTTTGCTTTGTCGATCATGGAAATTATATCAGCGTATAATGTTTGCTGCTCTCCAAACAAAAATGCGCAAGGTTCGATTTCATTAACAAGCTGACCAATTACCGGTATATATGCGATTCCTTCGGAAATTACCATTTCCAATTCTCGGCCTTGACTTTGAAAACTTAAAATATCAGCTTTTATTTTATCAATCTTCTCGGTTGATAATTCAAGTTTTTTAGTGTCGACCATCGACTTAAATATCCGATAAGATTCATAATAATCTTTTTCAAATAGCATGAATATTTTCATATTTAATTCCCTTAATTAAAATGTAAAACCGTAAGCGCAAGCCCAGGCGTTCCCCTACTTTCTATGGGGTGCCCTATTTCCTGAAAATGTTTATCTGTTGCAAATGGCGGAACCGGCAATGCTTCATTCATTGCTTGTCCGGCAGGAATAATATCTGCCGCAATTTGAACCCTTGAAAATGTTGACCGCACTACGGCAGACCCATAATAAACATATGCTTTTCCTGATATAACAATATATACATCTTCACCATTAGGCACTCCATCGCTGTACATTATTCCAATCGGACTAACATTTCCATTATTTGTATATTGCACCCCATTATCAATTGTGGTTGATGCTTTGCAAATATAACCTTTTATGGATGGGGCGCCCGTTGAGTTTATCATTTTAATTGCATATCCACCGTCCGGAGTTAAAAATATTTCAGGCGGTAATGTGCCAGGTGTTTTATCTCCTATAAATCCATTCATGGCAAATCCACCCTTATTCTGCCATCGCCTCCTTTTGCCCAAATATAAATATCAATGCCGGCATTTGCAGAAATTGGAATATTGTTATCATTTAAAAATATAATAACTCCTTCAGATTCTAACGTCGGTGCAATTCCCCCAGTATCTCTGTATGTTTGCAGATACATTATAGGAGCTGTGCTCATTTCCCAAATCTGGCCAGTCGTAACATTTGCGGCAACAGGCACCCATGACCCGGCCGGTATTTCAAAAATTACTGGATTACTCATTATCAATATCTCCTATATCAAATTCTAATAATTGATCTGTATTATCATTTGATTTCATTTTTTCATTTTCTTCTTGCAGGCGTGCAGCATTGTCATCAAAATTAGAACCATTTAAATTTCTTGATTCTCTTTCCCTGGTAGTCAGGCCTAAATTAATATTTTCAAGTCTAGCTTTTGCTTCTTTTAATTTATCGATTGCCGGAATTGGATTTCCAACCCAGCTTGCATTTAACCAGGCCGCTTTTATTCTCGGGTCATTCCACCCAGGGCAGGCAGCTCGTCCGGCTGCAATTTCACCAACAAGCCACATTTCATATACGTGAGATAAAAGATCGCTGACCAGTTCCATTATCCATTGTTTTGCTATTTGGTAGGCCAGAATTATGGCTCCCTGACTAGCAGAATAATTATTTTTAAAATTCATTTCTAAAACTTCCAACGGCATTCCGGAAGAGCTGGCAAGAATTTGCATTATTGAATTCCTAAAAGCCACAAAGTCGGCAGCAGCCCGATTAAAATCAAGCGACTTTAAATCCTCTCCCGCTTGCAATCCGAAGACGCCAATTCCAGGAGCTTTTAAAATATCGTGGCCTATATTGTTATAAGAAATTCCATTGCAAGAATCAATATTTTCTTCCGGCTCTTCATCGTCGGAATTAAAACTTGTTTTTACTGAGGTTAGCGGATTTCCTGCCGGCCTGTCTTCAGGCGGCTTAACGTAAAGCGCAATACTAGCCTGAATTATGGCTCTCTGAATTTCAGCGTCTGAAAGATCGGTTATTTTTTGTAGCCACTGTAAAGAGGAGAATATTTCAGATAATCCGCGACCCTGGCCGGGGTACACCTGCCTGAACCCATGAATCATCATCACGCGTTTTGATTTTGGTCCAGCTGCTGGAACAATAACAATTTTTGATTCATGTTTTTTGTAATCCCAAACTATTACAGAATACTCAATTTCTTTTCCGCCTTCATCCCGGTTAATCCCGTCGCCGACAGTATACATCGCATTATCGCCAATAGTTGTAACAATTCCGGTACCGTTAATCTGGTTGGGGTCTATAATTTGGAGCTGTAGAGGATTCTGTAATTTTTGATTTTTTGAATAATAAAATCTTACGAAATATTCACCGTCTCTAATCTGGCCTGTAAGCGCCATTCTTTGGAGTTGATAAAAATTATTTTGCCAGTCGCGAGAAACTTCTTTTGACAATGCCCAGCGATTAAATCTTTTTTCAATCGGTCGTGACCACTCTCTGGCTTCTTCTTTTGTGATCCCGATAGCCTCCCAATCCGGAATTGGAACTATTGTGATTCCGGTATTAACGACGATATCAACTTTTCTGGTTACAAGAGAATTTGCAGACGGTTGGTCAAAGCAGGCCTCGCGCGCTCTTTGCATTATCGTGAAATTATTAGCGTATGAATTGTAACCAAGGCAATCGAGGCTATGATCCCAATGGTTGCCGGATGATCCGCCGCCGGAATTGAATTGATAAAAAGTTGAACTTATATTTGAGCTGTATTGTGATCCGTTATTTATTTCAGTAGTAAGATTTCCAGCGCCTTTTTTAACAAGTTCTTTTAATTTATTTTTTGCTAATCGTTTAAATTTAAATTTGTCAAAAAATCCCATTATAAGCCACCACCTGTTACAGTAGACCTACGTTTTAGATTTATAGCAGTGACATCTTTTAATCCTAATTTATCACATATTGATTTTATTTTTGCATCAACAAATAATATTTGTTCCTGCAATTCTTTCGTGCCAAATCTTTCGGCCATCTGGCTGGCTACCCCGGAATCATAACGATATTTTTTTATTCCGTTAACCGGGGAAGAAAATAGTCCAGAGAGTGCATCCTCAAGATTTAATTTGAGCGTTTTATATCTTTCTAATTCAGCGAGTAGTTCTGTCCTGCTAAAACATGCCATATTCAAACAATAGCATATTTTATTTATTTTTCAATTGCTTAATTGTCGATAGTTTAGGCCTTTTAGGCAAAGGCCTAATTTTCTACGATTTTTTTTAGTTGCTTTAGAATTAACGCCCTGTTTATTTTTTCAATTTGGACAGGATTAACTTTTCTTTTTTTGGCTGACTCAATTTGTTTTTTTACAATGTTGTCAATATAAACATCGGCCGCAGTTAAATTATAACCCCTCAAATCCAATGCTTCATTTCGTCTGCCTGACGGCAAGTGGAATGTGCCATCAGAAAACCGCTCCTCCGCCCGGAGCATCTCAAAATAATTGTCTGGGTAGTCAGCCGGGAATTCACAAAATCCGGGCCGCTGCTCGCCAATCTGATTTCTTAATATATTTAGATTTGCATAAATATTATTTTTATAATAATTTACAATCGACTGAATAACAATTAATCCTGAGTTTACTTTTTTTTCATAATATTTTTTAACGTTCTTTAGCCTGACCAATCCTTCGATCGGATAAATTCCCTGGCCGCTTTGCGCGAACTGGTAAACGGCTCCCTGGCTCTGGCCGTCTCCGCAGTCGATAACGGTAATGGCAACCTCAAATAATTTTCCGTCGTCTGTTTTGTAGGAAAAACCGCCATTTTCTATGTGTTCTCGGAGCTTTTGCCATGCGCCGTCATTTGCATCATCTATTGAGCCGACTATCTGAAAATATGAAATTGACCAGGTTCGCCTTGATGATCCGTGCCCACAAACTTCAATCTCCAGACGTGGAGGATGTTTTTTGTCGCCCTTCTTTCCCCTCTGAACATCAACGGCAGCGGTAAGAAAAATGACACCTTCCGGAATTGCGCCGGATGGGTAATTCCCGCGTAGTGCAATAAGCCTTTTGAGTTTTGGCCGATCACCCTGTTGATTCCACGGTTCGCCTAAAAATAAATTTACAAATGTTTTTAAATCTTCCGGATCATCCTGCGAGTTGAGCCATTTTTCCACAAGATTGCTCCACGTGATTTGACCTGGTGGGGCATAAAAAGAATTTATGTGATACGAGCGGGTTCTTTTTGATCTGCTTTTAGCGGTCGGCTTCCATTTCCCATTTTTAACTATTTGATGCTTTTCGGCTTCAGTTATTTTGCATCCGTTTTTTATGCAGCGATACCAGACTGAACCTTCCACAAGTATTCCGTCTTTTTTTTCGTATTGGATTCCAAATTTGTCACGCTCACCCCACTGCAAATATTGGGACTCCCCGCAGTGCGGGCAGGGAAGAAAGAATTCTCGCTGGTCACCCATTTTGAAAAACTTATAGATAACGGATGTTTCCGCATCGGTCGGAGTTGAGTTGTCCCATTTTTTGGCCCGGTCCCCATATGCGTTAAGTCTGGCATCGGAGATTGCAAACGGGCTGCCCTGGCCTTTTATAATCACCGGAGCTTCATCGATTTCGTCGCGCCATAATCTTTTTACTGAGTCCTGTCTCAACTGGGGGCCGCTCCCCAAAGAAACCATGTTTAAAAATCCTGCTGGGTATTCTTTTTTTAATATTGTGTCACCGGTTCGCCGGCTTTTTCTGTTTTCTGTTTGGGCCCTGATCAATGGACGCAATCCGCAGCTATCGATTGCAGGATTTAACCGCTTATTGCTCCAGGTATCGAGTAGATCACCGCTGCCGCTTGCGAACATTTGGTCGGCCGGATATTCTCCGATATGGTACACAATACAGCACTCCATTCCAAATGTCATTGCAACCTGGGCCGCTTTCATGCTTATTACCCATGTTATTGGAGAGTTTGCAGAAAAATTATCTATAATTTCAATTATCCACGGGGTGACAGTCAAATCTACCAGGCCCGGGATAGGTGAATTTAAAGGCATTATTCTTTTATTTTGTATATACTCGGATACAAGCATCCCGGAAACCCGGTCAGGAATTGCACCTATTAACTGATTTATTTTTTTTTTAATCGCATTTACGAATTGTGATTTAATTTTTAGCTTTTGATTTTCTACAATTTCAACTTCATAACTCATAAATCATGTTGCTCATAAATTATTTTTTGATATTCATCGGTATCAAATAGATCACCTTGTTGTAGATAAGTTTTATATCTTGCTTCCTGCATTTTCCAAAATATTATATTATTTTCGCATCCTCGAAATTCAAAGCCGAGTTTGTCGCAGACTATTCTTTCGTAGCAGCCCCCGGAAAACGGGCTAAATACTTTACAGCCGGGCGATCCTACCGCCTGGATTATTCTATGCACTAATGTTGGTGGTTTTTGTGTTGGGTGATTTATATTTCTTGTCAGGTTGGATTCCTGGATTGCCCTGATTACATCGTATTTTATTTCCTCAACAGGGTTGAATGGTCGGCGCAGCGATTCGTATTCAGACCGCAGCGATTCGTATTCTTTGCTAAAATATTTACCTGATTTTATTGATTGTAATTTTAAATAGATTTCTTCTGTTGGAAAACGATATTGACTATCTGAAAAATAATGACGACTAACAACATTTCTAGTATCAGTGGCACAGTTAATAAAATCGTTAAATTGTTTTTCGTTTTTAAACCCATAATCTTTTTTTATCTTTTCTTTTTCTTCACGCATATATTTTTTAATAGGCTCAAATAAATTAGGATTAGAATAAATCATGGTTAACCCGGATTTATCGTCACCTTTATCATAAAAAAGAAATCTTTCGGTAATTGGTGCCCACCGTCTTAATGATTCAATGCTATTTCTTTTAGTTTGACATTCTATTTTTTCCCAAACACACACATTTAAAAGATTAAAGTATTTATCAAAAATTATTTGCTGATATGCAATATTAAGAGCATGCCCCCACAAAATTATTGAGCCATTATCTTTTAAAATCCTGTTACATTCGATGGCAAGTTTTTCGTGCATCTCTTGCCATTCTTCAAAAGACATTTGAAAATCAAAATCTCCCTTGATATTAAAATAAGGCGGATCAATATAAATAACATCAAAGTACTTATCTGGTATGGTTGCCATATACTCCATATTGTCAATCAAATAACATTCATTAATCAAGATTTTCGCCTCCGGCACTTGCAAATAACCCCTCTTCGCATTGTGCGCATTTTTTTTGCTTTGGGTTGTAGCAATAACAACAGACAAGTTCATCGCATTTATTGCAGCGCTCAAAATATTCAAGTTCTAAAGGCTGTCTGCATAATGGACAAAATAAAATATTAATATCGTTCATATTAACTCCTCTAAAAATAAAGAAATTGTTTTTTTCAATTCCTGGATACTACGTGATTGATCATCGTCAATTTTTTGCTTGATAGCTAAAACCTTTTCTGGCTCAACGGTCCCCGCTATACCGGCAAGCTGCCCGGCCAAACGCTCACCCATGGTTAAGAAATGAATTGCAAAACCACCTGAAATCCTCATAAATATTTTTTCGACCAATTCTGTAGGAATAATTTTTTTCATTTCAGCAGCTGTCTTTAATTTGATTTGAACTGTCTGGGCGCGTATCTTTTCCATTTCTAAAAGTTCGCGACTTTCAGCCGCCCGGATTAACCCGGCTTCTGCTTTATCAAGATCGCTGCTAACTTTTTTATCCGGCTCTTTTTCTTCCTTTTCCTTTGCCGGTTTCTTTGACTTCTGCTTTGTTTTAGCTGCTTTAGCCGCCTTGGCTTTCTTTTTTATTTTTCTGATTTCTATTTTTGACGTTTTAGATGATAGGTATATTTTAGTTTTAGCTGCGTCAAGATTTATTCCAGACTTGCCAGCTTTGTCTTTTTCTTTTTTAATGGTTCTGGTAGCTATAAGGCTGGCAACTGCTTGCTTTGTTATCCCTGCCATTCTTGCAAATTCAATCTGCGTTACAATTTCCATAATTCCCTATTTTATCACAATGTATGTGTTTGGTCAAGACTCAAAAAAACAACCCGCACGTGTCGCGTTATGTGCGGCTTAAACCTACC